GATGCCGAGGCTCAGACATGGCCGCAGACGGTCAAGGAAGCTGAGGCGAAGGTTCGCGGTCGCTTTGAAGCGGGTCCGTCCCCTCGGACATGATGATCAGAGCCTTTTGAAGGACATCGAGATCGCGGATCGCGGCGGAAAGAACCTGCCGGCCGTTCTCGGTCCGCACTGTCTTGTTCAGCAGCAGTGATTGCGCCTCGTGCAGGAGGTCATGCACCTCGGTATCTGAGAGCGCTTTGTTTTCGGCCATGGGCCAAGGGGTAGCACGATGGCGGAAACCGTAGAAGAGAAAATCTTCCGCGCGCTGATTGAGCGCGTCCGGATCATGCCTCTGCCCGCCGGCTGGACTGTCGCCGCCAACATCGCATTCCCGGGCCTCGCCTTCACGCCGACGGCTTCCAAGCCGTTCCTCAGCATCGAGGTGCATTTCAACCGCTCGATCGAGACCGACATCTCAATGGAGATGGACCCGATCCGGCAGGGCTTCATGCGTGCGAACGTGATGTGGCCGAAGGGGCAGGGCATGTTTCAGGCGATCGACTTCGCCGGCAAGGTCCGCGCCTTCTTCCGCCGCGGAACGCAGCTCACCTTCGAGGGCACTCGAACAGACATCAACGAGGATCCGGAGTTCGGGCCTCATATCACCGGCGACACGCACATCACGCAGCCGGTCACCATCCGTTGGCAGTGCATGCCAGCAGTTCCGGCCTGATTGGCCCTGCCGCTCCGCGCCTTCGGCAAGCGCAATCAGACAGAAAGGATTGAGCCATGGCTCAGCTGTACCCAGTTGCGGGCGCGAAGATCTATATCGGGCCGGCGGTGAATAACGTTCCGGATGACGCGGATATCAACGAGGCGCTCTTCTCGTCGGTCGCCTTCACCGAAATCAAAGGCTGGCAGACGATGGGCGCGATCGGTGACGCCGCGGCGCTCATCACCGAATCCGTCATTTCGTCCGGCCGCGATCTGAAGGCGAAGGGCACGCGAAACGCCGGTTCGATGCAGAACAACTTCATCATCCTTCCGGATGACGTCGGCCAGATCGCGCTTATCGAAGCCGAGGCAACGCCCTACAACTATCCGTTCAAGCTGTTGTTCAACGACGCGCCGCCGGCGAAAACGTCGACGGTCACGATCACCGTCGCGACCCCTGGCGTGATCTCCTGGAACGCTCATGGTCTTGCCGCCGGCACTCCGGTCAAGTTCTCGACGACTGGCGCGCTGCCGACGGGGCTCACGGCCGGAACCACCTATTATGTCGTCAGCCCGTCTGCGAACGACTTTCAGGTCGCGGCAACTCCGGGCGGGGCAGCGATCGCCACCAGCGGCACGCAGTCGGGCACCCATACCGCCACGACCGCGCCGACGGGAACGACGAAGTATTTCTACGGGATCGTTATGACCGCCCAGGAGAACGGCGGCGGCGCCAACACGGCTCGCCTGCTGCAGGGCAATGTCGAAATCAACAGCGCTGTTCTGACGGTTGCTCCTGCAGGTGGTGCGTAATGGCTGAAGAGTTTGTCGACCTGTCCGGTCTCGAAGCCCTCGTCCAGTCTCAGGAGGAGGGCATCGAGATCGATATCCTCAATGAGCAGGACAAGCCGATCGGCCTGAAAATCCGCGTAGTCGGTCCGGATAGCGACCGGATGCAAAAAGCAATGCGCGATGTCGCCGCCGAGTTTGCCAAGGCGGCAGCCGAGCGCGAAAGCCTGGGCGAGGCGCCCGCCTACGACGGGGATGCACGCTTGGTCGCCATTCTGGCGAAGGCGACCGTCAGCTGGTCACCGAATCCGAAGATCGGCGGTAGTGTTGTGCCCTTCTCGGAGGAGAATGTCCGCAACCTCTACACCAAGTTCCGGATCATCCGTGAGCAGGTAGAGGTTCGCGCGGTTCGCCGCGGCTCTTTTACCAAAAGCTGATCGATCGGCTCTGCAAGCTCATCGTCGATCAGCACGAAGGTAAGAAGCTCGCTATCCCCGCCGCCGGCCAACAGGTCTGGTGGTGGTTCCGAGAGTTGGACAGTCAGCGCACCGGGAACGGCTACGGGCCCAACGCTCTCGGGTTTCACGCAATTGGAGAATGGGCGAGGCTTCGCGGCCTCGTCCTCAAGCAGTGGCAGCTCGATGCCATCCTGGCAATGGACCTGAAGCGCCGCGAAATCATGGCGCCGAAGGATGAAGAGCCCGAGCCAGAGAAGCCGAAAGTCTCAGAGCGTCCGCTCTCCGCGCGTCTCTTCGATGCGCTGTTCCCCAGCAAGAAGTGATAGCCGATGTCTGAAGCGACCCTTGGTTTCAAGATCGATAGCTCGCCGGCAGTTACGGGCGCAGCGGATCTCGACAGGCTCACTGCGGCCGCCACCCGCACTCAGCAGGGCGTGAGCAAGCTCGAGAACGAATTCGAGCAGCTGGGCGATGCTCTGGGGAAAGCCGGCCAGGGAGCGGGCAAGCTCAAGCCGCCTATTGACGATCTCGGCCGCTCGTTCGGAGCGCAGGATGAGCATGTGCGCGCCTTCCGGATGGAAGTCGAGCGGCTCACGCTGAAGTATCAGCCGTTGGCGAAAGCTACGCGGGATTACGAGGCGTCGATCGGCGAGATCCAGCGAGCCCACAAACTCGGCGCGATCACGGCGCAGGAAATGACGCAGGCGCTCGATCGTGAGCGCCAGGCATATGAACGGCTGAAGACATCGGCGACGGCCGCCGGCGCTGCGGTAAAGGCTGCGAACACGAACCGGCCGGGCGCGCAGGGCTTCAACTCCGCCAATGCTGCGTTCCAGTTCCAGGATATCGCCGTCACCGCAGCCATGGGCATGAACCCGCTCATGATCGGCCTGCAGCAGGGCACGCAGCTTGCGTCCGTTCTTGGGTCGATGGAACGGCCGGTCTCTGGTCTGGCCTCGGCCTTCGCGTCGCTCATCAGCCCTGTTTCGCTGATCACCATCGGCTTGACGGCCGGTACCGCCGCGCTCGTCCAGTATTTCATGACGGCCGAAAGCGGCACCGACAAGACGAGCAAGCTCTTCGAAGAGCAGAACGACCTGATCCGGCGCGCTGCCGCTCTCTGGGGCGATGCTGCGCCGCAGTTGAAGGCCTATGTCGACGAGCTGGACCGCGCCGACAAGATCACTCAGGGTCGGGAAGCAGGAGAGATCCTGGCCGGCCGGGAGCTAGAGGGCCTCGGCGAGGAGTTGCAGGGTGTCAATCGGCAGTTCTCCGAGGCGGTTCGCGGCCTGCGTAGCATCGACGCCGATCCCGCGTTCATCCGTGATTTCTCGCAGGCCTTCGGTGACCTTCGCGAGCGCCTCGACGAGGGTACCGCATCCATAGCGGACATCAACAACGCTCAGCGCTTCCTTTCTGAAGCGGTGGACCGCTATGGCATCAAGTCTGTTCTCGGTTTCCGGGACGCCTTCGACCTCATTACCAAGTCGATCCGAGACAGCATCGAGGCTTCACGCGAAGCGCGCGCTGCTTGGATTGCGGGCATCGCCGGCGCCGACAACGTTCAGGACATCATCTCCGGATCGTTCTTCACCGAAAACGGCAGGACGATGCGCACCGCGGACTTCACGCCGCGCAACCCGGGTGTTCCGACCAGCCGACCGAACATCGAGTTAAGCGGTGATCCGGACGCCACGACCATCCTCAACTCCGATGGTCGGCTGACCTCCGTGCCGGTACCGGGGCAGAAGCCGAACTTCTTCGAGCTCGAAACGCAGAAGGAGAAGGTCGACGACGTCACGAAGGCCTATCGGCAGGCGGCCGAGGCAAAGGCTGACTTCTGGCTCGACATCTCGTTTCAGGAGCGCCAGGCTGAGCGCAGCGCCATCGATCGCCAGGTAGCAACCACGCTCACGCGCTACGGCTTCAACGAGGATCTGAATTCCCCTGAGGCGAACGCAATCCGCCAGGGCCTGCGCCGTGATGAAGCGAAGGACGCGTTCAAGGGCTTCTTCGACGGCATTCACCAGGAGGCATGGGCGAACGGCGGCAAGATCGGTGATGCAATCGTCAAGTCGGCTTTGAGTGCTGCGCAGAAGGCCAGCGAAAAGGCTTGGGGTGCCATCTTTGATCAGCTGGCTACCGCTGCCGGCAATTGGCTGACCGGCGGAAGCGGGAAGTCTTCCGGGGCCGGCGGAGTCGTAAGCAACTTGCTTGGCGGAGCCGCGAACGACAAGGCATCCTTTGCCGCGCCGGTTGGTGCAGTGGCGCGTTCGTCGCTCGGTCCGGTTTCGGGTTCGGGTGCGGAACTGGCATGGAACTTCTGGAAGTCTAAGGGGCTCGCCGACCATCAGGTCGCCGGCGTCCTCGGCAACATCAAGGCCGAAAGCGCCTTCAACCCCCTCGCAGTCGGCGACGGCGGGAACGCCTTCGGGCTGTACCAGCACAACGACCGCAGGAACAACCTGTTCAATGCGATCGGCGGGAAGGGAAACCTGAGCAACGCCCTGGCGCAGCATGAATTTGCGTATAGCGAACTCATGGGGCCGGAAAGCCGCGCATGGCAGGCGTTGACGAGCGCCAAGGATGTTCGGGGCGCGACTGCGGCCTTCGCCGGCTTCGAGCGCCCGTCCGGTTTCTCGTGGGGCAACCCCGAAGGCGCTCACAACTTCGCCGGCCGGCTCGACGGCGCAGAAGAGGCGTTGTCGAAGTTTGGCGGAACCGCGCAGCAGGCAACGCAGGGCCTCGTGCAGCTCGGTTCGACGCTCCAAAGCATCCCACAGGCGCTCATGGCAAACGGCGGCGGTAGCGGCGTTCTAAGCGGCCTGACGAAATACGGCATGGGACTGTTTTCGGGATCCGGCCAGTTCGCGAGCGCTTGGTTGAAGGGCGGTATAGGCCTTTTCGCCAACGGCACGAACTATGCACCAGGCGGCTTATCGGTCGTCGGCGAGCGCGGTCCGGAGCTCGTCAACCTGCCGCAGGGCTCGGGCGTCATGAGTAATCACAAGCTCATGCAATCCTTGAACGACAACAACAACCAGCGTTCCAACGCTCCGGCGAACCTCAACGTCAACGTCATCGGTGCCAACGGTGATGAGCACGTCCGGGCGCTTGTAAGGCAAGGCGTTGGGCAGGCGCTGTCTCAGTATAACGAGCAGCAGCGCCGCGTCGGTTTCGGCGAAACGCAGAAGCGATTTGTAGCGCAGAAAGGCTGATGGATGGCAGTCTACATCAACCAGCCGACTGTGCCGATCATGTATCTACGGCCGACCCGGGCGAGTTTCGACAATCCCGGGTCGGCGATCGACGGCGGCGTCAATGGCATCGGGGAGTCGATCAGCATCGAGACCAGCGGCGGCGGTATCGTCACGGCAACTTACGAACGTTGCGTGCTGCAGGCCGATGACACCGAGCGGCACGAGATCATCAATTGGCTCGGCGCGCGCGGGAACGGCGGATATCGCTTCTTCAACGTGCCGATCATCAATGACGGGATCGGACCGTTTCCCTTCATCAATGGCAAGAAGCGCCCGATCATTAAGGGCATTCCGCATTCGGACGGATCGTTCTTCTCGGACGGTGCGGGCTACAGCCAGGCGACCGTCTACGGCGAAGTGACAGAAGCGGCGGCACTCGGCGCCGGCATCCTGAAAATGCGCGTCTATGCCGCCGCACGGCCGCTGCGATGGTCGGATTGGTTCTCGATCTATCATCCGACCAAAGGATGGCGCGCTTACCGGTACTGGGAGGTGATCTCCAAAACGAATGAGGAGAACCCGGTCTACACGCTTGCTATCGCTCCTCCGTTGCGGGAGGCGGTGACGGCCGGGACGCGTGTCGAGCTGGCGCGACCGATGTGCGTCATGAAGTTTCCGCGGGGTGTCACCGTGCCGTGGGATTACGAGGGCTGGTATCAGTCGAGACCGACGCTTCAGTTTACTGAGGCGTTCTGATGGAGTTCGTCCCCGCACACATCATCGAGGAGATGCGAGGCAGCCATCAGCTCGGCATCTTCCTCAGGGTCGACACGGATCCTGCCTTGCATCTCTGGTTCGGTATCAACGACATCCCGGCCAACTTCGACAGCATCGACCCGACAGGAACGGTCTATCTCGGCGGCGGCCGTCTCATCGGCGTGCCTACGCTCGAGGTGCTGGTCAACGGCACGGCCGACAGCGTCGAGTTCACTCTTTCCGGGCTCGACCCCGCGACATCGGCAAAGATGCTCGACAGCCTGCCGCCGGTTCGTGGCGCGGCCGTCCAAATGGGTCTGACGACGCTCGATCGGTATTTTCAGCCGATGAGCAGCATTATCCCGATTTGGACCGGGACCGCGTCACATACCGGAGAGGTGAGCCCCCCGGTCGAGGAGGGGGATAGCCCGAGCATCACGCTTTCGCTTGCGGTCGTGACGGGCGAGGCGACCCGGTCGCGTGGCGCGCGCTCGGTCTGGTCATCTCCTCATCAAAAGGCGGTCTCGGAAACTGACAAGTTTTGCGACGGCACGAGCCGGCTCGCCAGGGGCGTTCAGCCAGTCTGGCCGAATTTCTAGGGACTGCCATGACCTTGCAAGAATTTCTTGCCCTGCCACACCAATTCAGGTGGGGCGGGGTTTCTGGCGATGACTGCACGACCTTCTGCGGGACCTGGCTGCGCGAGAGCGTCGGCGTTGATCCTGCGGAAGCGTACCGCGGCACATACAGCACGGCCGAAGGTGCTCACGACATTTTGGCGAGGGCCGGCGGCCTGGTCGCCTTCGCTGCGGCCGCACTGGAGCCGATGGGCTTTGTACGTACCGACGAGCCGAGCGACGGTGACGTCGGCGTTGTGCTCGCGCCTGCTGGCATGGCCGGCGTCAAGGAAGTATGCGCCGTCCGCTTCGGTCCGCTCTGGGCCTTGCTGGCACCGTCCGGCGTCATCGCCAAGAAACTTGATCACGTTGCAGCCTGGCGCGCGCCGGATGGAGATCTGAACGTATGAGTTTCCATCATCGCATGATGCTGCAGCGCTATGGGCTCGGCTGCACGACGTCGCTTTACAGCGAGGTTCTGTTTGATCCGATCTTCACGCCGATCTTCACTGCCGTGCTCGGAACGGGCGCCTTCAATATCGGCGTTGCGTCCATCTCCTACGCGTCGATCGCATCGGCGATTGCAACGACGGCCATCTCGATCGGGCTGCAGGCGCTGCTGGCGCAAGCACCGAAGCCCCCGAAGCCAGAGGACGGCAGAGCGCCGCTCAACCAGGCGATACCGTTCCGCATCTACGCCGTCGGACGCACTCGCGTTGCCGGCGCCCGGATGATGTGGGAGGCGAAGGGCTCCAACCTCTATTCGGTGCAGGCAATTGCAGGCCATCGGATCAAGTCGTTCAACCGGTTCTACCTGAACGATGATGAGGTGACGGTCGTCGATAACGTCGTGACGCCTCTGACGACTGGCGGCCGGTATGGCGCAGGCTCCGCGAACGTCAGGCTGTACACCCGCCTCGGCGCGAATCCGGAAACGCCATATGCCGAGCTCGTTTCGGCACTCGGCGCGGACGGCATCTGGACCAACGATCATCGCGGAGACGGACAGGCCTCGCTCGCAATGCGGGCGCACAATGCAGACGCGCAGGATCAGCAGACGGCGTTTCCATACGGTGCCCCGTCTCCTTCGGTGGAGATCGATGGCGCCTATTGCTGGGATTTCCGCGACCCGGCGCAGGATCCGGCTGATCCAAGCACTTGGACTTGGAACCGCAACTCTGCTGTCATCTGCGCTTGGCATCTCTGCTTCAACGAATTCGGATTCGGCCTCGATTACCAGAAGGCGCTCCTGCCGGTCATCGACCTCTGGAAAGAGGAAGCCGACATCTGCGACGAGGATGTCCCTCTCGCCGGCGGCGGCACGGAAAAGCGATATCAGTGCAATGGCTGGGACACGACCGAGAACGGCCCGAAGTCGGGACTGAACGCCATCCTGGCAACATGCGATGGTCACCTTGTTGCCCGCGGCGACGGCGCCCGCATCCTGACCGTTGGCAAGTTCCGCGAAAGCCGGACGGCCACGCTGACCGATGCGGATATCGTCGGGCACAACGTCCAGTACGGTGTTCTCTTCGAGGACGAGTGCAACCGCCTCGTCCCGAAATTCACGTATCCGGCGACGAATTACACGAGCTGCGATACCGACTTCTTCGAGGACACCGACGCACAGATCGCCGCGGGCCGCGTCCTCACGATGGAGGGTAGTTACGAATGGTGCCACCAGTGGCGGCAAGCACGACGCCTCGGCAAGCGGGATTGGCTCCGGCAGCGGCAGGAGGTGAAGGGCAGCCTTGATGTCCGGCTTTCGGGGATCAACGCGGTCTATGCACGGTGGGTCCGGCTGGAGACGCCCAAGCGGCTGCCGAAGCTGGATGGGAAACTGATCGAGAACCGCCGGTCCATCGTCGCCCTCACGAAGGGCGGCTTCACGATGGACTTCATCGAGCATCCCGACGGGATCGACGACTGGAACCCAGCAACGGAAGAAGGGCAGCAGCCGCCAGTACCGCCGGCGGCGAACGCTTCGGACATTCCGACGCCTGTCATCAATCTGATCCAGGCCAAGTCAAACGGGGGCAGCGTCTATATCCGTGTGGTCATTATCGATCCTGAGGACGGCAGTTTCACGCCGGTCGTACGCTACAGGGTAGCCAATGCGGACGGCCTCGGGACCCCTGGCGCGTGGGTTGAGCAACCGAATCCAAACGCGGAGCCATCGGGCGGATACATCGACCTTTCGACGGGGAATGTCCCTGTTGATCAGGTTCTGGATGTGCAGGCTGCGTTCATCGCGTCAAACAGGCGGTACTCAAACTGGTCCGTGACGGAAACGGTCACTTCGACATCCGATCCGACACCTCCGGCTTTGCTCACATCATTCACCCTTACCGGATCTGCGCCGCGGCTCGGCAATGCGGCGTTCTCTTTCTCGACCGGCAACGACTCTCACGTCCGATCCGTCGAGATATATCGGGTGCCTTCCGGCTCTGCGTTCGATCCAGATACTGCAACCCTGGCCGGCACGCGCGCAGTAGGGCCGTCGGCAAGCTATTCGTTCACGGACGGCGACGATACGAGGGCCAACCTTTTCGCCAACAGCGGCTTTGACGCGGATTCGGTGTGGTCCAAGGGGGCCGGTTGGACGATTGCCAGCGGCAAGGCAATGCACGCCGCAGGAAGCGCCAACTCGCTTCTTCAAACGGTGACGCTGACCCCAGCGGGGACGGTTTTCCGATATCAGTTCGACGTCCTCGACCTGACGGCAGGGAGCGTCTTCACCAGGTTTAATGGCGGAACGGTCGTCAACGGTGTCGCGCGGACCGCGAACGGCACGTATCGCGGATCGATGACATCGCTGTCGGGTAACGTCTCTGCCGGTTTCAATGAAAGCTCGACGTTCGCGGGTTCGGTGGACAATGTCATCCTCTACCCAGAAACCCCGAGCTGCGCACCACAAGGTGTCTGGGACTACTATGCGGTCCCGCTCAACGGCTCGGACGTCGAAGGCCCTTATTCGGGCCCCGTCACTGTGACGATCGTCTGATCAAACCAAAAATCTAAAGCCTTATCCACCTCGGCCGCGCGCCGGGTCGATCCTTCATGGAGTGCTTCATGGCAGATGAAATCAGGGATGCTTTCGCAGTTGCTTGGCCGGACGGACCGGCGTCAGATCCAGTCGAGCCTGACAAGAGCACGATCCGCTCTATCGGGCCAGTCATCGATAAGAAGATCGCCAATACGGCGGCCGACCTGCAGATGCAGATAAACGAGGTTGAGCTGATCGCCGAGGCCGCCTCGGCAGGCCTGGTGCAAAAGGGAACATGGACGGCGCTGGCGGCAATCGTCGGAACGACGAACGGCCAGGCGGGGCGGGTTGCGGGACCAGATGCCGGCACGCATACCGATCCGGTCGTCGGCGGCACGGTCGCGAACGAGGGAGAATATGCATGGAGCACGTCGCCGGCTGGGTGGCAGCGCGTTGGTGACCTTCTCGTCTCCAAGGTCGCGCAGGTGGCGGCGAGCTTCCATGACAATCTCGGTTTCGTCGGCATGCAGCTTCAAACGGACGGTTCGCTGCGGCAGAACCCGCCAGAGAGAAGCTTTGAGATCGGCGATACGCGCAGCTCCGCTGAGCTGCTGGCCGTTCAGGATGAGTTCGGCTTCAAGGCCCTCTCCTTGACGGCAACAGAGTTTCGCGCGCCTGGCGTTTCTGGCGGCGAGGATGAGGGCTTCAATTCCGGGTTCGACGCTTCACCGCTGATCGGTGGCCACCTCGTCGCCTTCGATGGCGCGGAGACGCATCTCTATACGCGCAACATTCTGCCGGCTCGCAGTGACATTTCCCGCGTGCGGGCATCGCTTTACAGCGAGGCGGCTACGGACGGATCGCGTCCGACATACAGCAGGCTCGGTGATGACGAGCTCGTGGTCGACCTCACGAAATGCGGTGGCACCGTCTACCTCCAGACGCGGCTCGACGAGGTGAACCCGGACATACGGCATCAGGCGACAATGTCCGTCGTGACACCTCCCGTTGCACCGGGATCCCTTAACACTGCGAGGGTGTTGATGATCGGCGACAGCATAACCAACCGGCAGATGGCGGCACGCATGAACGCCGCAGCCGCCGCCAAGGGCTACACGCTCACCTTCGTCGGCACTCTGAACGGGGCAGGGATCGGACAAATTTCATCGGATGTGACGGGACCGCTCGGCGAAGGCCGCGAGGGCTGGGAGTTTGGTGACTTCACCTATGCCGTGGCGGACCGTGTTTCCATCGTCACGCCCGGTGATGAGGCAACCTATCTCGCGTCCGACAAAGCGACGAAGCAGACGAAAAACCCGTTCCTCCGTGTAGCGGCCGGCGGCGACGATCCGTCGGTCGTGCGCAACGGGAATGTGTTCGATTTCGACTTCTACCTCGATCGGTTTACGCTCGCCGATCCCCACGTCGTATTCATCGGCCTTGGCACCAACGACATCCGCGACCTCAATTCACCGGATCTCGGGCCGGCGATCACCGATGGGCTCACCATCATGTGCGGGCAGATTCAAGCGGCGCGGCCCGGAACGAAGATCGTCATCTGGTTCCCCCCGGTTTCACGCTCAAGTGACCGCGATACAGTGTGGAGCGAATACGTCGAGGTGCTGTCGCGCCAAATCAAATTCGTCCGCGAGCAGGCAGACGTAGACATCCGACTGTTGCCGACATGGGCGATGGCTTCTCAGGAAGTGGGATTTGCGCTCGACACTGGCTCGACCTCTGATCTCGGCATTCAGACGGCAAGCCTCTCCGACACGGTGCACCTGTCGTCCTTCAATATTGCGCGCGTCTCCGAAGTGCTCGCGGCGGCTGCCGCGGCCGTGGCGCAAGGCGCTCTCTAATCTCTCATTCCCCCAAGGAGAAAATTACATGGGTACCAATATTCTCGTACCCGGCGCCGATTTCTCGGCGTCGGCAGTTGGCTTCAACGCGGCCGTCGAAAGCGGCCTGAAAGGGCTGTGGTTCTTCAATCGCGGCGTCCGCGCCTCGGCCAGAAACCTGGCGCTCGGCGGAGTTGACGCCGAGGTTTTCGGCACGCCATCGGACCAAGGTGCGTTTTTGCGTTTCAAGGGCGGGCAAAGCTTCTTCCAAACCAAAATCGAGGACACTGAAGCGCTCACGCACATTGTTGCGCTCAAATCAACGGATACGATGGCAGACCAAGCGCATTCGCCGATGTTTGTCAGCAATTTCGGATCAGGCTCAAGAGCAGGTTATGTTGCAAGTAGTCTTTCCGGGGCGAGCATCTACAGCAATTCGAGCCCCTCGCTCGCGACGATGAGCGGCTCCCGCTACACTGACGGGACAAACACAGCCGTAACTTCCTCTGGCACGAGTATAGCGACGACTCTTACCGGCTGGAGTCTCGTCGCCTCCCGCGTTCGCACAGATCGGGCGCAACGGGACAACCTTACAACAGCCACGACGGCGGCGGCTACATTCGCTGCTCAGGCGCGTGTCCTCGCCGCCGGCGATTTCCGCATCGGCAGTTCCTACAGCCTCTCCTGGCAAGGGGAAGCGGATATCGCGGCCGTGGCCATGTACGATCGGTATATTGACGACGCCGAGCTTTCTACGATGACAACCCAGATCCGCAACGTGCTGGCGCATCTGGGCATTACCGTGTGAATCCACGCGGCGAACCTAAGCTGGCGGGGGGTTCCCGTACAAGTCATCGATTTTTTTCACGATTTCCCGCACTTCGTCTTGAGCATCACCGCCGTCCTCCTGAGCTTCATCGAAGAACGTGTGTTGATGGTTCAACGCGCTTACGAGTTCAACGATCAGCTCACCGAGTGACGGCCGGCTTTCGGTAGGGTTTTCGGACATAATCAATCCCTGTGGAACTTGAAGTGGCGGGCGCGAATGCCCGCTTATCGCTTTACGAGTTCGCTGAAGAAAAACTCGATGTTCTGGCGGATGTCCCTGTTACCAACGAAGACATCTCGATGGAGAAACACGACGTTGTATTGACCTTTATATTCAAAGTCACGGGCAATCGGAACCAGCCCGGCGTCCATCATCGCGCCGATAACCTCGCCGGCCTTCCACTGTCCTTCCCATATTTCGTGGTCTTCGACCTCAATAATGGCGACCTGAGCCTTCCGAAGCGTTTCTTTCGCTCCGGTCAGCACTTGTTTGCTTGCTCCTTCAACATCAACCCACATGGCGCAGCTTCCGCAGTCGGCAAAAAGGTCATCAAGTCGACGCGACGGGACGGCTACGGTCTTGTACTCAGTAGAATCGTCAGTGCGGGCAAGAATGCTGTTCGCACCCGAGTGCTCCCACACGGCGTTGCCCGCAACAGATGTCCTGATGTTGAAGTCGATGGTTCCTTCACGGTCGCTCAGCGCGAAATGAAGATATTCCACTCGGTTTTCGGCGTGGGGCTCCGTCTTTGAATAGATCGCGTAGTTGTCTGGGCTCGCTTCAAAGGCAACAATTCGCGCCTCCGGCAGTACCTTTCGCGCACGTATTGAGGTGTCTGCCTTTTTTGCTCCAGCCTCGATAAACACGCTCGGCTGCAAGATTTTAACCATTCCGAAGAACAATTCGACGAGTGCTTTATTGGATGCCTTACGCTGATGCGAGGTGCCCCACAGTTTAAAGATGCTGGCAGTAGTCAGCATTTGCACTTCATGCATCGCGATCAAATCTGATCGGGTTGCGAGACCAAGTTTTGTCGCGGCCAACTCGCCAAGTCGTTTCAGCATTCTCTTCCCCCAATTCGGAGGGCATCTAGGCTAAAAACTCAGCGGCGGGCAACTACAAAATTCGAGTCTAGAACAACGTCGAGGAAGTCGCAGATATTCGGCGACTGTTGCGCTCCATGGGCGCGGGACGAACACCTGATCCCGCACTGTCCATGCAACTGCCTCAGCGTCTATCCGGTGCGCCCGTGCATATCTGGTGAAACCAATCTGCTCTAGAATGGACATGTTGGAGCCGAAGTCGGGCGGCCCTGGACGTCGGTATTCGCGCATAAAGGCGTAGTTGAGTTCAGGTGGCAGAACAATCGGCGTACAAGTGCGCAAGTGCTCCCGCATTTAGGGATCAACACGGCATAGTCTAATTTCGAAGCTCCCGAGCGATTGCTTTCGCGAGCAAGGTCACTGCATCGGAGGCCTCTTCCAATTTCCGGTCTTCTCGTTTCGGCATAAGTCCTCGCATATGAGACAGAATGTCGAGGGCTTTTTCGGGCTCTATGTGTTCTCTGGCGATTGGGTCGAAATATTTCGGATAGAGGATATACGCTGCGGCAAAGATTTGATCGACGCTCAGCGTCCTTCCGCGGCGCGGGTTAGGTTGCCGGTCGTCGGTCACGCCCCATCCCGAATAAAAAGGGCATCCGAACGTAGTGACCTTTATGCCTCGGAGTAGCGCTTCAAAGCCAGCGAGCGATGTGATCGTATAAACGTGGTCGATGGTGTCGAGTGCATCGGACAAGCTAACGTCTTGGTCAAGTACCATCGCTGCGCCGCTGACTGCGTACGGATCGGACTCGGTCGCTGCCGTACCCTGCAAGACCTCGGGGTGCGGCTTGTAGATGACCTGTGCGTCTGGGTTCTCTCGGACGGCGAGCCAAACCAGATCGTTGTTCTTGTACTTTTTCTGGGAGCCATACGCGATTGAAGCATCCCTCTCCACCTGGCCTATAACGAGAACACGCTTTAGGAGCTTGGCACCGAACGCCTTCTCAGGGTCAAAGGCCTCACCGGAATTGTATTTGCTAATACGGGAGTCGAGTAGCCGCTGCTTCAGCGCCACGGCCCGCTCCATAAGAGCCGGGTCGCCATCGAAGTCGTACTTCCGGAGAATGTCCTCTAAATCCGTCGGCGCGTTGGCGTTGAAATACATATCCTGCCTATCGAACACCATCGACATTGGAGGAGTGTGCAGGGCGCCGATACCAATCGATCGGATGAAACCGTCCTCGACGTAGTGGAATGGAATTTTGTGACGGAGGCAAAAGCTCTTGATCTGCGGGGGAGCTTTGTATTGCCACGCGAGAACTTCGGATCGGGGATCACTCCATATCCGCCACTTCCAGTTTATCTCGAACTCGACGGGCCACATGTTCATCGGCGTGAAGATGACCTCTCGATCCGGAAACCAGTCGTGCATGAAGGTCTTCCAGTCATTGAAACCGAAGAGAAATAGAGGGGGCTTGCCTTGCTTGGCACAATACCGCCCCAACACGCCGCTCGTAACGCGAAAGGGGGTCTTCGCCGCTTCCGCAAGAATGACTGACGTATTCACCAATTGAGCCTCCTACATACCCAGTCTGAGCGGCGTGGACACTATGTTTCCTATTCCCTCGACGCAAGGTTTGAATTGTTATTGATCGGGCTCACTGATTTCCTCTAAAGGTCGCTCCGACCATGGAGGAACGTGGTGATACTGAAAGCTGCACTGTCCCGACTGCGCGTGGGCCGAAAGCCTGAGCCAAAACCAAAGACCAAGCCCTTCGCAGATGGACTGGGGGAGGGGAACCTCTTCCGCGATGAAGGGGCAGTTCTCGTCAAAGGTGCCCTTTCTGTCCCTACTGGGTCCGGTAATGTTGTGATTATCGGTAAGGGGAGCCGCTTCTCAGGAAAAATAACGATCCGCGGCAGCAACAACAAAGTGTTGATTGGAGAGAACTGTGATTTCCGCGGCGAGATATTGGTAAAGGGAAAAAGCCAAACCGTGTCGTTCGGCGATAACTCTACGACGGTTGGCGCTTACATACTTTGCCAAGAGAACTGCGACGTCCACATCGGCAAATGGTGCATGTTCTCCCGCGACATTGAGATCCGGACGACAGACGCTCATTCAGTGATAGATCGGGCAACTGGAATGCGACTAAATCATCCAGCCCCAGTCACCATTGGAGATCACGTGTGGGTCGGCGTTGGGGCGATTATAAACAAAGGATCAATTGTTCCTTCCGACAGCATCGTCGGGGCCATGTCATTCGTGAACGGCAGTTTCGACGAAGCGGGCGTTATTCTAGCCGGAACCCCCGCGAAAGTCGTCAAGCGCGGCATCACATGGCATCGGTCTCGGAAGGCAGAGTTTTCTTCTGAGGAAATGGAGCACTGGAAGGGCTAATTGGTGCTGTTCCTCTCAATGATATTTGTCGGATCCGTGTTGCGGATGAGCTTCGAGTCCCCGCCAATGAAGCGGTTTCCAGTAACCGTGTTCTTTTGAGCAAAATCCATAGGACTAGCACTGCTGCCGAAGCGTCGCTTTGGGTCGGAGAAACAGAACTTTTGTTTCCCGCCGCGCGATCCCAGCCATACAGCAGGCTTTGCTTCTCGGGCATTTCCAACGTACTCGAAGGTATTATTTGAGATCACGTTGTAGTTTGGCCGTTGGTGACGGATGACACCCCCTTCGCCGCAATTGCGATAGAGAAAGATGCCGCCATTGACGGGATCCTTGAATATGTTGCCAGTGATCTCGTTTCGGGTGGAACCGTCTACAGCAATTAGTTCCCGGCTCTTGGTGCTGATGGAAAACACGTTGTTCGTGATAGAGTTTCTGCCGGACTCAGCATCAACATAGACTGCTGTGCCGGTGGTGTGACCGCTCAGTCTTGAATTCGTGAGCGTTGTCCAAGTGACTCCTGGTCCGATGTACAGCGGAGCGCCTCCTGGTGCGACGATTGAAAGGTTTAGGAAACTGGTGCGTTTTGGCGCCGATGCCTGGGCGAATTCTGTATGAGTGGCATTGAAGGATGACGCCCGCATATTGGAGCCGTTAGCATTTTCATTTAACCCATACACACGCATGAAGCCCTTAATCGTGCAGTTCTTGACAGTTACCCCCAAGGGTGCATCCCAGTGACCGTCGGAGCCCTTTCTTGACCGAACAATGATGGCCGTCTTTTCCATCCTGCTTTGCCCAGCGGAGGTGTCGATCACGCTTCCGTTGCAGTCGAGCGTTGCTCTCGAAGCAGCTGACCCCTCGAAAATAATGCTCTTGTAAAGCGTCGTATTCTTTGGAAGCGTCACACTGCAGGTCAGGTGGATTGGCCCTTTGTCCCTCTCGTCCAAGATTCGAGACATAACCGCTGCGTCGCAGGTGCTCGCCTGCTTTTGCTTTGCATGACCTTCGGCCGGCCATCCTAGAACCGATAGCGATAGTGCCGCCACGAGGAGAGTAAACGAATTGAACTGAAGCATGGGATTCCACTGTGTTTTAGTGAGATTCGGCCTTCTTAGCGGCCATCGATACCGCTCATCCAACGCATTCACAATCGCAAATCAGGAGACCTTAATGGCTCGGGACACTCTTCCCGTCGCCCTCGAACTCACGTTCGGGGATGAGGGCGGCTATTCTAATGTAAAGACCGATCGGGGCGGCCCGACGAAGTACGGCGTCACGCATACGACGCTGGCGGCGCACCGCGGCGTTAAGTCAGTGACGGCCGACCAGGTCAGGGCGATGAGCCGGGAGGAGGCCGAGGACATCTATCGGCGCTCCTACTGGGGGCAGAGCGGGGGCGATCTTCTGCCGCCTGGTCTCGACTACGCTGCATTCGACTTCGGGGTGAACTCCGGGCCGTATCGTGCCGTCAAGACGCTGCAGAAGGTTGTCGGCGTCCGCGAGGACGGTCAGGTCGGCGAGCAGACGCTTGCGGCCGTGCGGAAGTACCCCGGCGGCATCAGCACGCTGATCCGCGACTATTGCGACGCCCGCATGCGCTTTCTGCGCTCGCTCACCAACGGGAAGACGGGGTTTCCGGTCAACGGTCGCGGCTGGACCATCCGCGTCACCGGCAAGGATCCGAAAGGGCAATGGAAGGATCAACCCGGCGTGCTCGGCAATGCGCTACGCCTGGCGGCTGACGCCAGCGGCCGGAGCGTCGAGAAAGTCGAGACCCCGCCAGAAGCCGGAGCCAAGGCGGACAGCCGCGATACGGGTCTCGGCGAGGTGCTGAAGAAGCCGGAAGCATGGGGGCCGCTCGGCGGCCTGCTGTCTGCAGCCGGCGCGTTGTTCGCCGGCAACGGTCCTGTCCAGTGGGCGCTTGCCGCTGCCATGGCGGCGGCGGTGCTCGTCGGGCTCTGGTACTTCGTTCGACGCGTTCGGGAGGCGGGATAATGTTCAGCCGCCTCTCTCTGGCCGCTGGCACTGTTGCCGGCGGCATCCTCGTCTTTGTCGGCATGCAGACGGTCATCGCGCTCTGGATCATCCCCGGAGCGCGGGAAGAGGGCCGGAAACTCGAACGCGCCGAACTGGATTCCGCAACCAACAAAGCAATCGGAGAACTGCGAGATGAAGCTGATCGCGCTCGCTTTAACCGCCGCCTGTGCATTGAGCGCGGCCGGATGTACGTCAACGCAACAGGTCTCTGCATCGAAAGACCGCCTCAACCAGGCGGCTAGGGCTGTTGTCGGCACGTCGCTGGTTGGCGCTCGAGGCGCAACGCCGGCCGATCAGGACAAGATCGACGAAACAGTCGCAGGGCTATGCGGCGCCCGCGCCTGGACCCAGAGCGAGTGCGCCCGCCACGACGTGGCACAACAGTAAACCATCCAGCATTGCATACGAGGGGCAGGGCATTGGCTGAAACACAGGAAACCGAAAAGATGGTCGCAACTCCGAAATGGAGGTTTGAATATAACCTCAACACCCTGGTAATCCTGTTCGGCTTTGCCGGCGGCCTCGTGGCGTGGGGCGCGACTTGGGAGAGGGTGAACGCCAATCAGGGTTCACAGGCTAATTCCATCGATCGCCTCGACAAGCGCTTGACTGCGGCGGAGGTCTCCCTTCGGCAGATCGACAATCATGAGCTCCGGATATCGGCGGTGGAAAAGCAGGCGGCCGAGGCGGCGACGTCAATGAAGGCCGTTGAGAACACGCTTAACAGCCTTTCCATCGATACCCGCGTAATGCGCGAGATATTGCAGCGTATCGAGGCCAGCCAACGCGACGGTGCTCAACTGCGGCGCTGATCGGGCTCGCGAGGGCCTCTCATAAGAACGAGAACAGCGCCCCAAGTATGAGGCGCTGTGTGTGCACGATACCTGACTAGATGACAAAGAAATCGGCTGCGGTGATGCTTAGGTTGGTGCCAAGTGTCGCGAAATGCACTGCTCCCCCTGCACCGTTGCCGTCGCTGTCGTAAAACAGTTCACCGGTATCGACGTCATAAATTATCCGGTTCTCGGCCGTCTCCGCAGTGCCGGTTGCGTTGGCGACAAACTGTACGTCGGTGAGTGTTCCTGTTCCCACGATCCCCGTAAAGATGGAAGCCTGCAACTGGATCGTATCATCCGCAACGGTGAAATCCGTGACGGTGTCCACGTTGGTCGCTTCATCGAGGGCAGTGTTAAAACGGAATGAGTCCAGACCGACAGAACCGGTCAGGATATCATTGCCGAGGTCTCCATTGATTACATCGTCACCATCGCTGCCATTCAGGCTATTGTTGCCTGAGTTTCCGGTCAGCGAGTTATTCAAGCCATTGCCAGTACCGCTAACGTCCCATGTGCCAGTAAGAACTAGGTTCTCGACACTTCCTTTAACGACAGCTGCATTCCCGAGATTGAAGGATACAGTCGACCGAACTGTATCGACCCCCGCGCCGCTGTCGGCGTTCTCATCCACAACGTCGCCGGATCGGTCCACGGTGTAGGTATCGTTGCCTTTTCCGCCCCGCATCGTATCAGACCCGGTGCCGCCGTTGATCCAGTCATTGCCGGCGAAACCCCGGAGAAAGTTTGCGGCCCAATTGCCAACTATCGAGTCCGCGAAATCAGTGCCGCGCACATTCTCGATGCTGATCAGTGTGTCCTCGCGCCCAAAGCCGTCCTTCGCCGTGCCGGCGGCGAGATCAACCTTAACTCCTAACGTCCCGCCGAACTGAGCATCCCGGTCGTACCTGACGAGATCACTACCCGTCCAACCATTGAGCGTGTCGCGCCCCCCGAGGCCCATGAAAGTCTCATTTGCCGATGATCCGATCATCGTGTCCGCAAACTGGGTGCCTCTGTATTCCTCGAAGTTCTGGAACGTTTCCGAGAAGCCGAATTGGTCCGTTACCGTTCCGGTGGCGGTGTTTAGGTTGACCCCGTTTGTGGCCAAGGGGGAACCATAAGCATCCTGGAAGCTCAGAATGTCATGCCCGGCGCCGCCGTCGTAGGTGTCGTCACCGTTGCCCCCTGTGATGAAGTCGTCGCCACCGTTGCCGTTGAGGACATCGTTGCCGAAGTGTCCGGATAGATTGTCGTGCCCCGCCGAGCCGTTGATTGTATCGGCGCGGTTCAGAAGCCATGCCTCAAGTTCAAGATTGCCGAATGCCGCCGAGGCATTCTGAAAGTATTCAAGAGAAAGGCTGAGACCGCTTATGGTCTGCACCAAAGTTGTTCCGTTATTCAGGAGGACTTCAATGGAGGTGATCGTCCCGCCGAGAGCGTCACCGCTCGGGCTGAAGCTGAACCCCGTGCC